GTGCAGGTGACATTGGTCAAGGTAAAACGTCTAACACAACAGGTGGCGGCGGTGGCGGCGGCGGTGTAGGTGGAGGTAGCGGCGGCGGCGGCGGAGTATCAGCTAATAACCCTGGAGGTAGCGGCGGCAGTGGTAATTTTAGCTCACCGGGTTCTGGAGGCTCTTCAGTTCAGGGTGTAGGCGGTTCCGGGGGCGTAGCTGGTTCGTCTGGAAATTCTGGTTCTAGCGCTTACGCACCAGGTGGTGGCGGAGGTAGTGGAGGAGGTGCTGTAGTAGGCAACTCAAACATTACGTGGATTGCAACAGGTACAAGATATGGTTCTATTTCTTAAAGGTAAAACATGGCATATATAATTAAACAATTTAATCCGCAGGCTGGGCAACTTATTGTTGAGTTTGACCCTGCTGCAGGGGGTTTCTGTATTGACATCCCGTTAACGCAAGATGGTTTATACGTAACTGGAGAAGCTTTAGCGCAATACATTAATGGTTTTGAACCAAGAGACTTTATTGCACGCAAACAAAAAATTGCTGCCGGTGTTCCAAACTCTGCAGATATTGCAGCTTTAGCTGAAAGCGTTCTTGAGACCCCAACAGAAGCAGACCTTGCGGCTATACAAGCAAACGTAGAAGCAAAAAAAGCAGCTGAATTAGATAAATACATTAAAGCCGCGCTAGTTAAATACAATTTAATTACTGCGTGAACCAACTTTTAGTGTACCCAAAGGGTGGTGTGGGGGCGTCTAAACCCGCATGCCACCTTGATTTTATAGAGGCTACGCTAGAAAAAGCAGGTATTAAAACCAACATACCTTATGTAATGCACGACATGTACGTGATAGAGGCGTATAGAGACACCCAATACTACCCAGACAATTTGGCTGAAAAACTTGTAGACAAGAAACAACTACAAGACGTTATGACTCAGAATGGGTTCAACGCATTAAAAGCTGAGTTAATTACTGATATAGACGCCATTACCCTAACCGACTTCATCGTAAAGTTTAGGTATAGCTCAGGTAAATTGGGTGTGTCAAAGGGTAAAATGGGTATATATAACCCTTTTGAAGGGGTGCCGTTTAAAAGCAAAGAAGAGCTAAAAGCGCATCCGTTATTTGATGCGGCTTTGTTTAGCGCAGGTGATTTTATAGCGCAAGAAGATGCTGGTATTCGCAAACATACTTTAGCCACTGTAGCGGCTGTAGCAAACTCAAACAGCGATTTGTTATTTTTACGCAACACGACAGATGAATGGCAGTACATAACAAGAAAAAGCACCACACTTGCTTTCAACATATACCCAGAGTTAAACAACAAAATACAAGACTTTTTTAAAACGCACCAAATTAAAAACGCGGCGGTTACAGTGCAGTTCGTCATTAAAGACGGAGAGTATTACCCAGTGGACTGGAACTTTAGGTTTGGCATAAATATGGGCAAAGAAATGCGCACTAGAAACCCAATTGAGTTTGAAATAGGTATATTGCACATGGTTGGCGATACCCCAACCCCACAGTTTACATACACGGATACTTGGGTAACGGAGTTTAAATGAAACGTTTGTTTGGGTTTATCTTAGCTTTTATAAGTAGCGTTACGCTAGCACAACCCTTAACGTTGATAGTTGGCTTTGCGCCGGGCGGTGCTTCAGACCTATTTGCCAGAACTGTGGCTAAAAAACTTGAAGAGAACACAGGTAGAACGGTTATTGTTAAGAACATGCCTGGAGCTGGTGGTAACATTGCTCATGCTTACGTAGCTAGAGAAGGTAATGAAAACATCATATTATTAGGTTCTGTTGGGCCATTAACCATAGCACCGCACACATCAAGTATTTATTACAACCCATTAACCGACTTTACGCCGTTAACGATGGGCGCGGAGCTACCAAACATACTGATTGCCTCTAAGAAATCTGGTGTAAAGAACGTAGCTCAGTATATTAGTAAAGCTAAAAACACCCCAATGTCGTATGGGTCATCTGGCATATTTTCTTCTACTCACGTATCTGCAGAGCTATTTAATAAGTCTGCGGGTATCTCTGTAGTTCACGCTCCCTACAAAGGCGGGTATCTTGCAATGCTGGATGTATCTACCGGGGTTTTAGACAGTGCGTATGTAAGCCCAGTATCTGCAAAAGAATATATAGAAGTAAACAGCATAACCGCATTGGCGGTTACTGGGGCTAAAAGGTTAAAAATATTGCCTAACGTACCTACAGTAGCCGAAAGCGGTTTTGATGGCTACAATGTTACTAATTGGTATGTGTTTTTAGTTAGCTCTAGGGCTGATGCTAAAACCGTAGATATGTTGTATAACGAGCTTGTAAAAGTGTTAAAGAACAAAGAGTTAAATCAAGAAATGGAAAACCACGGTGTATCTGTTTCTTATAGCAGTAAAGCGGAAGCAAGCAAACGTATACGCCAAGAGTACTACGAAGTACAAAAAATCGCTGCTGTTTTAAGGGGTAAATTACAATGATTCAAGATAACGACGCAGTTAAATTAGAAGACGGCACCTTAGTGGCTAAGCATAAGGTTGTAATTCTATGCCCAAGTTGCAGCCGGGACGTAGACGAAGTCGAGCTTGCCGCACAAAAATGTAATGACTGCGGTGCTGACCTTTCTACACCTAAACAGAACGTTGCTATTAACGTAACTTCTAAACCGATTGGTACTAAAGTTTGGGGCCAGTGATGGTGCGTATCGCCCAGCTAACTTGTTGGTTTGTCGGGGGCCTCATACTTGGAGGCCTCGTTGCTGTTGGTATGGCGCAAGATACTACGATTAACTACAAAGGTCAGCCTCCGGCAGGTGCTATGGCGCCGAGTATATCTTCATTTAGCCAAGACAACTGTTTGGTTGCCGTTTCTGGGGCTATTAGCTCTACGGTAATTGGCTTCTCTGGTGGGAGCTACATGATGGACGAGGACTGCTCACGTCGTAAGTGGGCGTCATTTTTATCTAACAACGGACTCAAAGTAGCTGCGGTTGCTATTGCTTGTTCAGCTAGACAAGAAAACTGGGATGCCATGATGATGTCTGGCACACCTTGCCCAATTGACGGTCTCGTTGGTGACGCGGCGCGTGATGAGTGGATTAAACGACACCCTGAAAAGTTTGTGAAACTATATGGAAAAGTACCTCCGCTATCTAACACTGAGCCTGCTCTTGTTGAGCTGTCTTCTACCGATAAGGACTAGTCATGCTCAATATAATGCGTGCTATTGCACGACTCCTTGGACTGCAAACTCAATCTACGGAAGTTCTTGCACAGCCAACGCCGACTGCTGGGCCTGCGCTCCAGGAGCTTATCCAACCTCGTGGCAACAAGCGTTCTGCGGCAACTACCAAGCCCCGCAAGTCACCGTCTGCAACCAAGAAACCCAGTTCCAAAGCCAAAGCTGTCCCATCAACCAAAGCGGCATCATCACGCAAAGCCGCACCAAAATCTGCCCCAGCGGCACGTGGACAGAGTGGCAAACAACCAGCAACACCTGCACGCAAAACCCGCCAACATGCCAAGTAAGCAGCCAACAACAAACGCTCAGCTGCCAGACAGGCTATACGGGGAACATTACCCAGACGCGTTCCTCGACGTGTCCAGACCCGTACGGGAGCCCAGTGTGGCAACCTTGGGTGACTACATCCAACAGCTGCGTGAAGTCGGTAAACAATCCGACCAACCCTGTTTCGCCTGTGAACCCAGCAAGTCCGACGAGTCCAAGTTCGACCACATCTGCCCCAACAATCCAATCCTCACCTGTAACTGCACCGACCCCAAATATTGTGCCGAACTCGGAAACGACCCCGACCGTCAGTACAGAGACCCAGCAGACACAGACCACGACGGTTTCTCCGACAATCTCGACTACACAGGTATCCCCATCCCCGCCCCCAAAGGGAAAGGCGCAGTCAGTGGTTGGCCTTGTGTTGTCGTTGGAGCTATTTGTGAAACCTGGGTTGCAGCAAGCGAACGTGTTTCCGGAAGTGAGCATAGTGCAGGGCATACCAAACAATATACTGATGCAGGACTCAATAATGATGGACCTGCTGCAACAAACGGGCTTTAATCAGCCAGCGTATAACCAAGACTTAGGATTTGAGCAATGAGCGATTTAGAGAAACTAGACCAGGTACAAGGCTTCGTAGATAAGTGGGTGACTTGGGCCAAGCAAAACACGATGGTGGCTGGCTTCATCATTGCTGGCGTACCTGCTATTTTGGGTGCGGGCTACACAGGTATTACCAAATTCAATGAGGTCAAAGAAATGTATGAAGGCTACAGTGACACCGCGTCATCTGCATCAGCCGCTGAGCGCAAGGTCAAAATACTAGAAGAGAAAGTAGCAGACCAGCGTGAAGTCATTGCTAAGATGCAGGAGCGTTTAGCCGAGGCGTTGATGGCAGCTCGTGAAGCTAAGATTGTTGCAGAAAGCACACAGAAAGAACTACGTTCTGGCTTAGCCGCACAAAAAGTTGAGTTAGATGTGACAAGTTCTACACTACGCTCTGAGATGAATACACTTAAACGTGCAACAACTAATCGATTGGGGAACTGATGGAAGCCTTATTAAGCATATTAAAAACAGCAGCTCCTGCGTTGGCTACGGCTGTAGCAGGTCCTTTGGGTGGCGCAGCTATTGGCATGATTGCCGATAAGTTAGGATTGCCAGATAAAACGGTTGAGGCTGTTACCGCAGCACTAACATCAAACCCAGCTAACCTAGAGAAGCTCAAAGAGATGGAGCTTGAGTTTTACAAGATAGATGCAGCCGACCGTGATTCAGCGCGCAACCGTGAAATTGAGATGGCTAAGGCGGATGTACATTTCATCACCAAGAACATTACTTCTTTGTTGGCAATTGGAATTTTGTTTGGTTCTATGGTTATTGCTTTGTTGGTGTTCTTTGTAGATTTCCCTGATAGCCAAGAGAACATCTTGATATTTGTGCTTGGTTCTTTGTTTAGTATTGCAACACAGGTTGTTTCGTATTACTTTGGTTCAAGCCAAGGCTCTAAAGACAAGACAGCAGAACTTAAAGAGGTAATGAAAAAATGACACCAAACTTCACATTGGCTGAACTAACAGCCAGCGAGACTGCTGAGCGTAACGGACTAGATAACACTCCTGATGCCGCAGCATTAGCTAACTTACAGCGTTTAGCTGAGTTTTTAGAAACTATTAAAGCTGCCCTTGGTGGCAAGCCTGTGATGATTAACTCTGCTTATCGTGGTCCAGCAGTGAATGCACACGTCGGTGGGTCTAAGTCTAGCCAGCATATGGTTGGCTGCGCAGCCGATATTCGTATTCCAGGTATGAATCCTGACCAAGTTTGCCGAGCTATTATTGAAGCTGGGTTACCATTTGACCAGTTAATCCGTGAGTTTTATGACCCAGCTAAAGCAGCTGGCGGATGGACCCATGTCAGCGTAACTAACACAGCAGGCTCGACACCACGCAAACAAGCGCTTATCATTGACAAAACAGGAACACGCCCATTTGTCTGAGGTAAATAATGCCATTCCAAAAACTAAACTTTAAGCCGGGAATCAATAGAGACCAGACTAACTACTCCAACGAGGGCGGTTGGTACGAGTGCGACAAGATTCGATTTCGCTCTGGCTACCCGGAAAAAATTGGCGGCTGGCTTAAGGCTACTACAGAATATATGCTTGGGTATTGCCGCCAGATGTTTGGGTGGATTACGTCTTACCAAGATAACTTTTTAGCTTGTGGCACTAATGAAAAAGTTTATATCGAGGCGGGTGGGTACTTCTATGACATTACTCCATTGCGTGCTGCGGTACCCACATTAACTACCCCCGTTACTGATAACTGTATAACCACAACTAACGGCTCTGGCACCGTTACTATTATTGCTGTCGGTTCCGATGCTGACGTAGGCAATTATGTGGATATATCTGGCGCCACTGCTGTAGGGGGTATTCCGGCGGCGACCCTTAATGCAACTCACAAAGTAGCTACTGTTATTAACGTTAATGCGTTTACTTTTACTGTAGGCGTAAATGCCACGTCTAGCACTACTGGCGGCGGTACAGGCATTAATGTAAGTTTTGAAATTGATACTGGTAACGCAATACAAACGTTAGGTTATGGTTGGGGTACAAACGTATGGAGCGGTGCTTTTGGTTGGGGCTTAGGTAGCCCAGATGGTATTTATTTACCGCAACAAGATTGGTGGTTTGACCAGTTTGACAACAACTTAGTAATGAATATCCGTAATGGCCCTATCTATTACTGGGAACGTGGTACAAACGCAACGCCTGACGTAGCTTTAGCAACTAGAGCTATTTTGCTTGAAGACGTAAGTGGTTCCGCTAATGTCCCTACTACGGCTATGCAGACTTTAGTTTCTCAAAACGATAAGCATCTATTAGCTTTTGGGTGCCAGCCTTATGCTGGAGCTTCTTCAGACTTTGACCCTTTATTAATCCGTTGGGCTTCTCAAGATGACCCAGGTATGTGGACACCTTTAGTAACTAATTCCGCAGGATTTATCCGTGTTTCTCGTGGGTCGCAGATTGTACGTGCTATACCAACCAAGCAAGAGATTCTTGTATTTACTGAAGCCACATTAAATTCTTTACAGTTTACTGGTACAACTGACGTATTTTCTCTACAAGAGATTGGCGATAACTTATCTATTATTGGCCCGCGTGCGGTTACTGTAGTTAACAACATGACCTTTTGGATGGGGCACGATAAGTTCTATGCGTATACAGGACGAGTAGAAACATTACCCTGCACGCTACGTAACTTTGTATTTAATGATATTAACTTCGACCAAGTAGACCAAATCATATCTGGCACAAATGAAGGTTGGAATGAAGTATGGTGGATGTACCCAAGCGCTAACTCTAGTGTTAATAATAGGTATGTTATTTTTAATCATCTAGAAAGAATCTGGTACTACGGTAATCTTGAGCGTAATGCTTGGCTAGACAGCCCGTTACGGGAGTTCCCGCAGGCTTCTTATACAGACAATACGTTAGAGCGTAGTTACTTACTTAATCATGAAGACGGCACAAACGACGACGGGGCTGCATTAGTTGCGTACATTCAATCATCTGACTTTGATATTGCTGAAGGCGACCAGTTTATGCTTACCCGTCGTATCATTCCGGACATTAATTTTGACGGGTCTGATGCGCCCAACCCAGAGGCTAATTTCATTATCCGCCCACGCAATTTTCCAGGCGGCGCTTATCAGTCTAATACTAGCAACACGCAACGCGTGATTCAGTCGGTAGTTAATCAGTACACAAACGAAGTATTTATGAGGGCACGTGCTCGCCAGGTTGCTTTACGAGTTGAATCATCTGGCCTAGATACACAATGGCAGTTGGGCAGTCCACGTCTCGATATGCGCCCGGACGGTAGAAGATGATTTCTTATTTAATTAAGAAGTTTGTTGCTCCAGTATTACCAGGTGCGCCTCCTGAGTACGACCAGCGTAGGGACGACCAGCTTAATTATTCACTACGCCTTTACTTTAACTTATTAGATAACTACTTAGCTTCGCTGTCTGGCCCCCTTGGTGGTTCAGGGCTAGGCTTTCCACATATAGCTGCTTCTGACTCTACTGACCAATATGCCGATGGGGATAACGACCCGACAGTAGTTGAGTGGAACACACTTGATTCGGGTAACGGGTTTACCTTAGCTGCTCCAGGAACAGCAACATGTCAAGTATCGGGTGTGTATAAAATTACGTATAGCGCACAGTTAGCTAATACAGCAAATGCTGCTCATGATGCAACCTTTTGGTTAAAAATAAACGGTGTAAATGTAGCTAACTCTTCTACTTTATTTACACTACAAGCCCGTAAAAGTGCGGGGGTGCCTTCTTTTAATTGTGGGTACTCAGAAGTTGTTTTTAGTGTAGAAGCAGGTGACGAGGTTGAGCTTTGGTGGGCTACCGATTTAGCGTATAACCCGACTGGCCCAGTAGACGGCGTTTACATATTTCACGATGTCGCACAGACAAGTCCTTATGCACGACCAGCCGTACCTTCAGTTATTGGTTCAATAACATTTGTATCGGCGCTTACGGCATGATAATATTCAACATAATTAACCTAGCGGGGCAACAATGAGCCTACATGTAGCGGCACAACACTTAGCGTCTAAAGGACGTGGTCCAGATACCACCCTTGTTCATATGGCTCCCAGCGAGGTGCGGGGCTTACAGGCATTAGCCAAGGCTCATGGCGGCTCTCTAAGTATTAACCCTGACACAGGACTAGCTGAAGCTGGCTTCCTTAAGAACATTTTGCCGATGGTTGTTGGTGCGGCGCTTTCTCCATTTATTACTCCTATGGGTGCAGCTGCTCTAGTAGGTGGTTTTGAAACAGTCCGTACAGGTGATTTAGGTAAAGGTCTAATGGCTGGTTTAGGCGCCTATGGTGGCGCTGGTTTAACTAGTGGGTTATCTTCAGCAGGTGCAGCAACAGTAGCCCCAGAAGC